AGGGATGATAGCATCTTTGTAGCCTTCTATCAATCTCTTGGCTGTTTCTGGTCTAATAGCGTAAGCATGACAATTATACCAATAGCCAAGAGTATTAAGGCGGTATCCCAACCAAACGCTGTCATGCTCCTCTAATAGGGTTTCTACCGCACTAAGGTCAATGCTGTCGTAAACCGCATCTTCTTCAAGGATTATCCCGTTGCGGTTAGAACCTGCTATCTTTTGCCAAACCCTAAGATGGCTTACGGCACACCCAAATTCTGTAACTAGCAGGGGCCTGTCGAGTATAGGATCTCGCCACTGTATATCCCTAACACAGCCCGTCTCTTCCTCTACTGTACTCCAGTCTTTTCCTCTGGCGTCATACGCTGAACCGTGCAGGGATATCTGATATATCTTCAATCACTAAGCCCAGTTGCTTGCCAGTGTAATTCTTTCAGTCTTGTTTTCCCCAGCCCTGACTAAATGCGGAATATATGATCGAAACACAATAAGCCTTCTTTCTATTGGCTCACTTGCAATAACGTCTCTGTTGTCTGGAAAGCCAAACATATCTTTGTATGGAGATTTAAACATAGTGCCAGAAGAACCCTCTGGAGATTTTGCATAATATATACAGCTTAGGCGTGACTCACTATGAATATGTTCTTCAACGAACTCCCCAGTTTTATTGAAATTAACCCACCCATTTGAATAGTTCATAGGCTCTGATCTCTTATGTTCAGCAGCATAAGAGTTTACAGCTTCATGAACCTTGTTGTTGTAAAACCTGAACCTTTCATCTTGGAAAGGATCAAACCCAGTAAAGGTTGTGGTATTTGTTGCATCCCAACCTTCTGGGTTATTACCTTTAAAGTTAGACTTTACTTCATCACAAAGAGAGCAAAGAGTTTTATTCTCCTCTTCCGTAAGAAGATTATCTGCGAACAGAAATGCACTGCCCAAAACACTCATCATCTGCATAGACATAATTACCCCCAATAATTACGAATTATATGTTTCTATAGTATATATTATTCGTTCTAGTATCCGTGCTTGCCCCTGAAATAGAAGCGTTTGGAGCAAGATAGAAAAGACCTGTAATAGGGCCAACCCATTGAGTTGTTCCACCACCCTTATGGATTAAAGCAGTAGGTGCAGCGGCAGTTGTACCTGTTATGTTTACATTATTAGTAAACCAACTGGTAGACCCACTATACACAACTCCAGCCCTATTCGACTTACTTCCTTGGTAGGAATAAATCCCTATTACTCCTGTACTTCCAGCAGTAAAACCACTGCCCTGTATATTGCCGCCATCAATCCATAAGCTGCCGCCACCAGAAGGGGCATCTGTATACAACTTATCCCAGAAAGAAAAACTTGGAACAGACAACTCAGATTTTAGATTTGTCTCTGTAGTGTTGTCTAAACTAGCAATATTCTGAAGCTGTCTGCTATCGTTTATAACGGTGGTGCTTGCAACCTTTATAGCCATCTTCGTATCCTTTACTATTAGCCATATAGGATCATGGTAGCATTAAACGCTCATGTTGGAAAGAAGAACAAAGCTTGGTTTAACCTATGCACCCCATAGTCTCTCTGCTCTTCAGTAAAGAAATATGTTTCATCATCTACCGCAGCACCATGTGGCACCTTAGAAGCATCGAACAGAAAGCCCCTGTTGAACTTAGGCTCAAGATACTCAACCACCTCAAAATCAGATTTGGGCTTCCAAGGATCACGATCCTCTTGGGTAACTCTACCACCATACCTGTATATACTGCCGTATTTATCCTCATATATATTAGTGCCATTTGTTTCAGATTCATTCAGGTAGACCAGACAAACCCACCCATTATCTAAGTGCGGAAACCAAAAGTTTTCTTCGTAATTGTTCCAGTCTGACTTCTTCCAGCGCATAAAGTTAGTGTCTAAGATATCAACACCGTTCTCTTTGTAGACGCTAAAGCTTGTGTCATTTAAAAGCCCAACAACCTGATCCGTATACTTCTTTAACGCGGGTTCTTCCCTATGATGACGTAGATCGTAAAATTCTTTCCCATGCATAGGGTGCTCTGTAATGACCTGATTGGTTGGCCCAGATAAAATCTTATCCATTATAAATCCTACATTGTCGTAGAAGTTATCTATTTGGAAAGCCCTTGTGCCCAGTAGATTAAACTCTTTTACATCCATTATTGCCACCTTGGTCCTTCAAACCACGCCACAAGGCTCTTTCTAGTTCCATCCGTTATAGGCAGAACGCGGTGCTGTAAGTAGCTTGGGAACACCAATACAGTGCCCTTGGCCTTTGATAAGTTATTTGGATTTTCGCACTCAGAAAACTGAAAGTCACCGCCTACATATTCTGATGGATCAGAAAGCTGAACGGTAACACTAAGCTTTCTGTCTAAAGGCTGATCACCATCCCAGTTCACATCAATGTGCCAGTCGTAGTGACCGTTCTCTACAGCATGATATTCTGTATATTGAATGTCGCAAATATTTTCTATTTGGACATGAAAAGCGTTCTCATTTGCCGCCTTAACATAACCCCAAAGAATGTCTTGAATAGCCTTATTACCGCTCAACCATGCAACATCACTAGATCTTACACTTTTATTGGCGTCTGAGTTGTTAAATGTTGTAGCTTTCTGCGTGTTAATTTTTGAGGCCTCAACCAAGATTGTTTCCATGTCTTTATCGGTCATGCCGCCAGACCACATTTGCCAATTTTGTCTCATCGCTTATGCCACCAAAACTTACGATATTTATCTACATAAACAGAGTCGTGCAAAATCCCCTGCTGTTTCAATTTATCTTCATCCCAAACATCATATTGGATATCTGGAATTTCTCTTTTAAAAGGAACAACATGAGCCAACGGAGTTCCTGCTTTAAACTCAAACTCTCCCTCTTTAACCCCGTCCCAAAAAAATGGCAAATTAACAGGCCTATGATATGCGTCTGAATCAACAACACCTTCAAATAAACGTATATTAGAAAAATGATTGGGTGGAGATTTAATTAGCACGGACCAGCCTTTAGATGTTTCCACCGTCCAAGGACTAGAAAACTTCATTAAGTTTTTTCCTAGTGGGTAATTCATTACAGGGCAGTCATCTCCAACTTGCTCCCAAGCGTGTTTAGTTATGAACTCTATATCTACATCACCGCTGCACGACCAACCTATATGAGGCCCATCCACCACCTCTTCACTGCCATCCTCATTAGTTTTTGTCATTTTACCATATTTTACGACGATTAAGAAGTCTGTCCAAGCAGGGATTATGAATCCATTGCTAACAGCTTCTATAACTGGAACGCATCTTTTCACGGTTCCCGGCGCTTGATGTGGTTGATTAGGCGTTTTTCTAGGAAGCTTTTTTATCCATTCTGGCATAAACTTTGAAGACCTATTAGGTCTAGGTAAAAAATCACAACCTTCTTTGTATCTAAATTTTATAAAAGGCTTTTCTTCTTTTTTCTTTAAAAAATTTATCAATAGTGAAATCCCCCAATTACTATTGTTTTCTCTTAATCGTCGCCCTCATCATGCCACATGTTGAAGAACTCTTCTATAGACTGAATTGAGGGCTTTACGCCAGTGCTAGGATAATCCAGCCATGCGGCTCGCCAAGCTGCAAGGTCACTTTTCATTTGTGTTGAAAGAGTTTCATACCACAAAGGATTTATATTATCTATAGTATGTTGAAAAACACTGTCTCTTTCTGCGCGCCTTCTTTGTCTTTCTAATTCCTCAAGATCCCTAGTTTCCACATATGGATCTGGAGTATTTGTAAGGAGCCAATTTCTAAGCTTTTCATCATTATCAGCATTCTTTTCATCACCCAATATATAAGAGTGAACATCTGGAATACCACTTGATGTAGTGATGAATAGAACAGTACCATCTTCTTCCTCTGTTGCACTGTGTATTTGCTCAATTACTAAAGTCATGCACTAACCCACCGTACAAAGAAATATGAAGTATCATTTGAGTTCAGCTTAAAGTTACCACCCGGAGCAACATAAAAAACTCCATATCCCTGTGGCAAAGAAGATAATCCTGCATTGTATTCCACATATACCATATTGGAATAAGCACCACCAAGTGGCGCTGTGGCATAGGTGCCAGCAGTTCCCGTATGTCCTATAAATGAACTGTTATTGTTCAAGGTAAATCTACCCGATCTGGAAACTTTATTACCTGTCGTATACCAAATACCTAAAGCACCATTGTTCCCACCAGAGATATTTTGCCCAGCGTATTTCTGTAACCAAGATCCGTTGTTGGGCCAATTACTGTTGTTACTAGCCTGATCAAACAAGCTTGGTTGACCTGACTGCCCAGACGGACCTGTTGGTCCTGTTGGCCCTCTAGCACCTGTTGGTCCTGTTGGTCCTCTAGCACCTGTTGATCCTGTTGGACCCCTTGCGCCAGTTGGCCCTGTAGCACCTGTTTGACCTTTTTGCCCCTTTTGCCCTTGTGGGCCAGTTGGACCCGTTGGACCTGTCGGACCCTGCGACCCAGTTGGACCGCGAGAACCTGTAGCTCCTGTAGGCCCTGTAGCACCTGTTTGGCCTTTTTGACCCTTCTGTCCTTTCTGTCCTTGTGGGCCAGTAGGACCAGTCCCACCAGTAGGACCAGTAGGACCAGTTGGACCACGCGCACCAGTCGGGCCAGTGGCACCCACTTCACCCTTTTGACCCTTTTGACCTTGTGGGCCTGTCGGTCCTGTAGCGCCAGTAGGCCCCCTAGCGCCTGTAGCACCAACCTCGCCCTTCTGGCCCTTCTGTCCTTGTGGGCCAGTTGGACCCGTTGGACCTCTAGCACCTGTTGCACCGACCTCACCCTTCTGTCCTTTTTGGCCTTGAGGGCCATTGGGGCCAGTCGGTCCGTTTGGACCTGTCGGGCCAGTTGATCCCGTGGGGCCAGTTGGTCCAGTCGGACCTTGCAACGCTGCATTGGCGATAGTCTGCTTTTCCCAAGCAGAAGCACTTACATCATAAACAGGAATAAGGTCGGAAGAACCTGCGTCTGTACCCGTAGCGAAAGCTGTAAGAGAAGATCCCACATTTCCGCTATCTGTTACGTCAGCATTTGTTTCTACGGTATCTAGCTTCGTACCGTCAGTTGCGATATCGCGTCCATCTACGGTGCCCGTTACAGCCAAGTTACCCGTAACTGTAGCGCCAGAAGATGTAGCCGCAACCTTGGTAGAACCTGCGTTCTGCAAGATATTTAAGTCACTGGCTACCGCACTGATAAAGACAACAGCATTCCCCGCGAGGCTGATGGCATTATCAGAGTTTGAACTCTCTTGCACGTTCCTTGTAAGGGTTGTGCCAGAGGCCGTGTATGTGCCAGTTCCTATTTCAAAGTTAGTTGTTTCTTCGATGACGTACTGTACTACGTCACCGTTACTAACCCCAGCATCTGCGAAACTCTGAAACCCCGTAGACGCACTGCCAAGTGTGATTGTGCCAGTACCCGTGGTACTGGTTGTCATCTTGGCTCTGTTAAAGAGCTTCGCCATG